ACTGGATCGAGGTAATCGAATGGATCGGTGATCGCAATAGCGTAAAGCCATCGTAAAGCGAACCAACCCGCAATCGAAGCGTTTGGTAGCAAGTGACCGTATCGGTGTCATGCTCCCACTGCTCCCTGGCCGCCTGAATCAAGGCGGATAGGTGAACGTCGTGAGTAGTGTCGCTACTTGCTATTTCGAGTTGTTTTTTTGCTTCGCTGAGTGTCACCGGCTCGGTCGTCGGCCCGGTCACTAGCTCTGGTGTCAATCGCATTTGCGAGTCCTCTAGCAATCATCAACTCAGCCTGTCCGATAGGCACTGCCACCAGCCGATAACCGGCTGGTAGCCCTTGCCAGAATTGATTGAGTATCAAGTCCATTAGACTAGACCACTCGACAAACGTCACCGTCTGCTGCACCAGTCGAGGTCGTCGGAGCAATCTTGCCACGGGACAAAACAGCAACCGCTGCGATGTAGCCACCGCTGGTGCCGTCTCCAAAGGTTGCAACAACCTTCAAAAATGGCTCCTTGCCTCGCAAGTCGACCTGGAAAACGCAAGTCTGCCCGTCATCGGTTGCACTCGGAAGAGCGAGCGTAGCACCGCCAAGGCCGCTGCCACCCGCGAAGGTCGCTCCGGTGATGTCGGCGTAACTTCCGCCGCTGGTCGATGAGGCTTGCAACTTCAAAGCGGTCATCGCAATATCGGTTGCTCCGAGTTGTACGATGACTGTTGCATAGTCGTATCCCCTGGTGTCAACAACATCAGCCGTTGCCGTGTTATTGTCGATCAATGCACCGGGCTTAATCGCGGTGACAAACTTGCATTGCTGTAGTGGATTCATAACGTCAATTCCTTTCGTTGAGTGGTTCAGTTAATTACGCTGCGGCCTTGACTTGCACAATTGGCCCTGCGTTGCTTGCGTCGCCGATTTCGTGGACGTTGTAGTCCCAACGAGTGATCGAACGGAAAGCGGTTTGGTCAAACTCCATGTAACGGCTAGAGTCAGCAACAACGCTGACACCGCGTCGCAGTCCCAAGGTCGATGCCATCGACAAGTCGCCGATGTAGGCAAGTTTGGTTCCGCCGCTGATCGTGCTTGGCATCACTTGCACAAACTGCACTGGGTAACCCATGAATTGCAACACCGGCCCGCTTCCGAGGTCAACGTAGTTGTTTCCACCGGCTGCGAGTTGCAAGCGAGCTAGCACGTTCCAGAAAACGGCTTTATGACAGAACCAAACCGGATTCATTCCGGCGAATTCAGGCAACTTGCCGACCGCTTCTTGGAAGACTGCAATGGTCAAAGTAGCCGCCGTGTTTTGGCCTGCTGCGGCGGTCGCAACCGATCCGGCTGCGAGTACGTTGGCTAGCCCGTTGATGCCGCCGTAAGTAGTCGAACCGTCACCCAAGAATGCGGCTTGATCCAACTTCAACGCATGGGCTTGAGCCATCTCCATTGCCAAGTAATCAGCGATGGCAATAACCGCATCCTCGTTGAGTTCGTTGCTGACGCGGGTCAAGGTAGCCCACTTGTGAGCGGTCAACGAGACTTGCCCCAAAGATGGATCGCTAGCAGTGATCTCGCCCGCTTCGCCAACTGCGTAGGCGGTAAGCCCGCTAACGCGTCGAGGGATGGTCACCGTGTCCGAACCCATTGGGTAAGTGCGAGCGAAACGCGAAGTTACGCCGTAGGTTTCCATCAGGCTGATAACCGAGGTTTCAAACTCAGGCGGGACGAGTACGCCGCCTCGCAAGTCGTCGTTTTCTCCCATCGCGTTGAGGACGCCGTTATCTCGGCACCATTGACGGGCTTGAGTGTTTCCGTTCAACGCTCGGAAGAATTGACCGGCTTTGAACGCATCGCGTTCGGCGTCTGGGCCTTTGAAGGCTTTGAGCTTTCCGGTCGCCCGTGCGGTCGCTGGAATCCTGAATGCCGATGCTTCAACGCTTCGAGTCTCGTTGACTTGGCGGACAGTGTTTGACACTGCGGACTCGATGCGAATTGCTCGTTCGCGTTCCTTGCTGAGGTTGGCAATCTCGCCAGTCTTTTCATCAGTACCTACGATTGCATCAATCCGTGCTTGTTCGTCTGCAAGCAGACTGCGGTTTTCCTTCGATGCTTCGTCCTGGATCGCCTTTACTTCTGCTTGCAAGGCTATGATTTCTTCGCCGATTTGCTTTGCGGTTTTCATACCGACTGCTCCCTGTGCTGTGTGGCAGTCGATAAACCAAGATAGCGGCATGACTGCCACGGTGTTACTTAAAACATTTCCCGTGTGTCACTGCCGCTAATTAGTTGCAGAGTTTTTGAGACTTACGCTCAAAGATCGCACAAGGGACTCGAACCCTTCGTCTTTTGCACGGTTTAACAGCCGTGTGCCCTCACCCGTTAGGCTAGTGCGATGCATTAAACCTAGCAAGTCGCTAACGCGTTGTCAACCCTCCAGCATACTGAGCCATCTTTGCTTTGAGTAAATTGACTTTTGCTTGGTCGAATGCGTTGCTGGTCTTTCGCTTCTTGCCGCCGTTCTCGACTCGCCCAGTAGCAAAGCCCAACTCAATCGCCTTTTCAACTTCGTACCACGACTCGTTCGCCATTGCATTCTCGATTTCGCTTTTCGATAGTTTCGCGTATTGCGAATAAATGTCAGCAAGCGATGCGTCGTAGGATTCGAGAGCGTTTATGACCTTCGCCAACTCTTCCCGGTTGCCGAATGCAAACCCCATCGCTCGGTGAATCATCAACCGCGACCCGTCCGCCATCAGCCGCTTAGCACCACCGAGGAAGATGATCGACGCCGCAGATGCCGCTAGGCTGTCATTAATCGTCGTGACCTCGCCTTTGTGGGATCGCAGTGCGTTGTAGATGCCGATACCCTCATCAGCCGCCCCGCCTGGAGAGTTGATGCGAACCGTAACCGCATTCGAGCCAAAAGAGCGAAGAGCATCGGCAACGCCACGCTGGGTTATCGGGTTTTCATCCCATCCATCCCCAACTACGCCGGATAGCAGGATTTCGTTTAGTTCCGCCTTGATTTCAATCATTTTCCACCCCTTTTCAGGTCAAAAACCCTGTTTTCCCACGTTTTCACCTCGTTTTCGACCGCTTTTTTAAGCGATTCACCCCCGTTTTTAGCCGCCAATTCAGCCAAAATCAGCGTCGATTTCTCGCAGTGAACGCGTGCCAAGTCGCGGTCGAGTCCGATGGCCTCGATCTTATCTGCTAGCTTTGCTTGCCATTTGGGGTAATTCTTGCTGATCCAAGCCACAAATTGAGCCTTTCCGCTGGCGTTGATTGCGTTATTGCCCTCTGTCTTAATCAAGTCCCTCAGCATTTGCTCAACTGCCATCGCGTTTTGTGCGTCTTCGGCTTCGTCCTCTGCGTCATCTTCTGGCGTGTCCTCGACTTCATCAATCGACTGTTCTCCGGTCGCTTCCGAGATCGCAGGATTAATGAACTCATCACCGCCAACGTACGGATTAAGATCGAGTTTCGCCCGGCATTCATTCGGATTCATAATGCGGGATGCGATAGCCTTGGAAAAGCTTTCCATCGTGGTACGCAAGTCCGTTCTGTAGAGTGCGGCCGCATTGAACTTGAAGTAAACTTCGCCGGTCTGCTTCTCTTGGCGTGATCGCAGTTTCATATCGCATTGCTCCTCGAACTTGACTAGCCAACGGTCGAGGGCTTGCATGTAGGCAAGGTTTTTCTGTTCGAGCGAGTTGTACGAGGTCGATTCCCCATCGCCCGGCATTCCTTCGAGTCCGAATAGCATGCCGATATCTTGCCTAGTAAAGCGTTGCAACTCTGCGAACTGTGCATCGTTGTTGCTCATCGATACCGCGTTGGCCTTTACCCCTTCGCGTAGCAATCCGGCTTTAGCGGAGTTTTCAGCTCCTGCTTCGACTTTGTTAAACGCGTCAATAAACTCCTTTGCGTCCTCTGCTTTGCGAAACGCTCCGGCAGGCGCTTCGAGGAAGAGTTTACCCCTGAATCCTCTTCGCAATTGCGTGTTGGTGAACTTTGTTTGCTCAACACCCGTCGAGAATGTTATGTTCGCAATATCCAATAATCCGATTCCCTCAACGCCATCGTAGGAGAATCCTGGCAAGTGCAAAACGTCCGCATCGGGAAAGATTAAGTATCCGTTTTTGTCAGTATCGAACCCGTCGAAGAGGTCTTTTTTGGTTTGATCTTCCGGCTGTGTAGCGTGCCACTTCTTGCCGTTGTAGATGATCGTCCAAGTATTCTCAGGCAGCATCGGTATCAACTCAACTGGCCGACCGCCGCTGCGAATAATCGCTGCCCTGCCGTTGCCACACATGAGAGCATGCGAAAGCATCTGCTCTTTGAAGGTCGTAGGGGCTTGAACCTTGTTAGGCTCTTCTCGGAGTAGGATGTAGCCAGGATGCTCGGTATCGTTTACCGCTCCGTCACCCTCACGCCGCTTAACATCAATAGGCAATCGCCCGAAGTCACCCGTCAGTTTGTTATGGGCGTACCACGCCGGCGGTACTCCGAGGGCTTCGCGTACGCCGACCTTTCGACCGTTGCTGAATTGGTCTTCGCTTAGTCCCATCCATTGCAGTAAGGCATTCATCAGCGACATTCGGAATACTCCCTTTAAGTAACGTATAGACTACCTGACGAACGCTCTTTTTGCAAACTTGCGATGCGATACGCCATCACCGCCGCTACGATTGGGTCGATCTTGTCTTTGCTGTTTTTCTTGTCAAACATCCACCTATCCTGACGGTCTTTGCAGATGATAGCGTTGTTGGCGCACCATCGAAGCAGCTTGGAGTCCGAGAAGACTAGCCGCCCCTCTTGCATCAGTTGTATAAAGTCGCGGATCGCCTCATTGAAGTTAGCTTGATTCTGTGCCATGCGAGCCGCTACCGCTCCGGTCTTCTCTAGCTTCTCGCCTAGTTGTTGGCCGTTGTAGGGATCGTACGCAACCGTCTGAATCTCGTACGCTTCGAGTTCTTCAATTAGCGATGCGGTCAAGTCCTCGATTGGATACTCGCACTTGTAAAGCTCTTCCGTGTGAATAAATTCAGCAAACGGCATTGCGGATAGATCGCGTTTTGAGTCAGCCGCGATAAACGCCCGCGTTTTGATCTCGTAGCGGTAAACGGTCTTACCCTTGTCATCAACTGCAACCGGGAATCGTCCGCAAATCGCATACGCTGCCAAGTCATCGCGGGAGCCAAGGTCAACACCGGCCCCCAGTCCGTCCGCCTCACGCCAATCCGAATGAACGCCGACGCATCGATCAAACGCCGCTAAATCAAATGCTTTTTCCGTCGAGGATACAACGCGATTACCGTGATAACGAGTGAAGCGATTAACGCCCAACCCGGTTGACTTGTCCTCGTTCCATCGCTGACGCAGGTAATCCAGTTTGATCGAAACATTGAGATTCGGGTTAGCCTTTTTCCAGTTCGCTTCCTCTCCTGGGTCGTCCTTTTCGTCGAGTTCGTAGATCAACGCGAAGAGGGATTCGTCTTTGTGAATGCCGCTAACTACGTTGGTAGCGTAGGTGTACTCATCGAGCCACAATAGCGAATCATCCGCACCGGCTGTTGTGATAATCAGGTGCAAAGGCTGCGAGCGTGATCCGCTTCCCGT